CTCCCTTGCTTTCCTCGTCTCGTACACGCTCGCCATCGCCTTCTTTGGTGGTGCTTTGCGCTTAAGCACTCTGACCGGTAGCCCGCGGGCTCGCTTCCAGTTTGTGATCGTGTCCCAGCTACAGTTGCAAAGATAACGCAAGTCTTCGCGAAGCAAATTGTCGTCGCCTCTTTCGGCTCGAATTGCGTCCAACTTCGCAAACTGCATTTCGTTATGCCTTGCCGCCTTGATGCGGCCGATGTCGGTTCCGAGATTGTGACGCGATATTGCCGCGTCTCGATGTCTTCGCGATAGCGTTGATCCTAGTGCAAATCTCTTTGCAATCGCATCCGCCGACATGGGCCAGTTCTTTGCGATGTACTCGACGATTTGTTCGTCTATTTCAACCCTCTTCGCACCGTCCTTTAGCCTAGGCGGCTCTTCGCCTCGACGATCTGCGATCAAGTCGCGAATGCGTGCGGCCGTGCGTTCGTCGCAATCGCAGAGGCTCGCAATTTGTGACGCGGCTACCGGCCAAGCGGCCTCGACCTTCTCGACCCATTGCTGCCATTGTGTTTTTGTTCGCGGGTTCATTTACTGCTTTGCTCCGTTTATTCACACAACCCATAATCCGAATCACACGCCGCTGGCTCTTGTAAAACCAAAAGGCTGTATTGCTTCCCTCCGCGGGTCGTCTTGGCCCAGTCGACTATGTCGTCAACAAACCGATAGGATCCGTCGTCTCGTGGCATTCGAAAAAACGAAAAGCCAGTATCTTTTTCCCACTGTCTTACCTTGTCGATCATCTCAGGAAATCGCGTTGCCCATTGCAGTACGTCGCTTTTATTCGCGTTAACGCAAGGTGCGCAACCGACGCGGCTAAACCCAAGCTTGTAAAGCGGGTTATAAAATCCTTCGTGAGTTTCGCAGTAGTCAAAGCACATTTTTTTCGTCCAATCAACGATGGGATGATGCAATTCGCAACCGAAATAATCATCCCACTCAATAAACTTTTTTTCACTACGTCGCTTGCTTTCGTCTCGCCTAACGCCGGCGTAGCGACGAAAAGAAAACCCAGCGTCGATGATGTTTTTTTTGATCCATCGCATCGACGGCTTGAGCTTTAAATGCTCTGTGCAGAATTGTGAAAAGTTTGTCGGAAACATTCCCTTAATGTCCGCAAGAACTCCAAACGTAAGCCGATCGGTTTCGCTGTACTTTGCTCGCCTTTCTGCGCCGATTCCCTTTTTACATCTATTGCCCATATCAGCAACGATCGGCGTAACAACAACGACCGGATGCACTTTTGCGGAATACTCTTCGACAAATTGAGTCGTCAACGGATGCTCGTTTCCGCCGGCGTCGCTGTTTAGCAAAATTACATCTTCCGCAGGGTATCGGTTAAGTACCCACCGCGCAGTCGCTTGTGAGTCGATGCCGCCCGAAAATCCGACGATATGTTTTAACTCGCTCATGCTTTCACCTCTCGCCTTGCTTGTGTCAAATTTTGCTCAGTCGCTCGCCCACTGTCGATTAGTTCCTGCCGTAAAATCCTAGTGCCCTCCGGTGCTTTGATTGCCAGCCGTGGTGTTTTTCCTGATCGACTAACGGCGACACAAACGTCCGGGCCGATTCGCACCGTTTCGCCTGCCTTCAGCGCGACAACCAGCCATCCGTCTTTTGCGGTATTCATGTTGGCACCTCGCTACGCCTGCAAGCCTTGACGACGTGTAGCGTTTGTCCGTTATCGCATTCGATATGCCGCATCAGGCCGGTGCAAAAAGCCGGCACGACGTTTCGATAATTGCAATAGACGCCGGTTACACTGCAACGCATCTTGCCGGCTCCATCGTTTTCGACAAGCGTAGTCGGGTACCAGTTTGATCGATTCGTCAGCCAAAGGTCGATGACTTCCTGCTTGCTGCCGTTAAAAATAAAATCGGCATCGAGTCGCTGTTCAAATTCGTCGCTCATGTCGGCACCTTCCTGAAAGTTACTGGGATTCGCCTGGCCATCGCTGGCCCCATCACGGGATGATCAGTTATCGATTCGGCCATCGCGGGACGGGTGATCGGTGCGGTTATCGGCCTGTACTCAATCGCTGTGCGCCGTTCCGGGCTGTCGCATTCGATCCGCACAACCGGATCGACCATCTTGCCACCGACGCAAGTTTTCTCGCCAAGCCCTATCAGTGGTCGGCACGACTCGGGCGACAGCCTGTCGCCGACCGCCGCGTAGGCCTTGAGGAAATTATGCCGTTGCCACTTTTCGGATTCGGCATCGTTGAATGACTCCAAGAAGTTAGGCCAGCCGCCCATGCTCCGAATCGTCGCGTTAATCCGCTGATCGCCGAAGTCGATCCACTTGTAGGGCCCGATGGCAACCGCCCGCTGTACGTCGCCCCAAGCCTCTACGGCTCGCGTATCTTCGGCCACGTTGACGCCGGCAAGTTCCCGCAGTTCGGCAGGTCTCGGCATTCGCGGAAGTTCGCGGATCGCCCGAAGCACCGCCGCCTGCATTTGCTCTGGCTCAAGATCGATCATCGCCAAGGAGTAAACTTGCACCATCGCCTCCGTCGGCTCCACTTGGTGGGCCTGCATCAATCCCTCTAACAGCGTTGTAAAGTGCCTCAAACTTTCCTGACTCTGCGAATTTTTGAAAGACATTTTTTGTGTTCTCCTCGCGGATCTGTGCAAACGTTTTAGGCTGCGACGGTTTATGCTCCGCCGCTGTTCGGTCGTTGTTCAGCCAATCGGCTTGGAATCCCTCCCATTGGCGTTCGGCCGCGGTTCGAATGGCTTCGTCTGCAGACATGCCAGCCTTGGCCGCTTCGCGTCGGATCCTAACCAGGACTGATTCCGTAACCGGCTTGCGTCGGCAAGCCGTCCAGTCTCGCCAATGTGTCTCGGAAATGTCTTCGGGTCGATCGATTGCAACCGATGGACGCCGTGTTCGCTTTTGAGAGACAGAAACTAGCGGCTCTGCCGCTTCAATCCTTCCCCGCTCCCCTTCCTGTTCCTGTTCCCTTCCTATTCCCTTCCTTTCCTCTTCCTTTCCCTTCCCTTCCCCACTGGGCGCGTAAGGCACGCGATCGGCACGCGTGGGGCACGCGTCAACCACGCGTGGAATACTAACGAAATCGTTGGTTTCCGGCGGTTCTGGCAATGTGCTCTGCGCTTCCTTGAAATTAACGACCTGATGCCGTGAAAATCCAGGAACGTAGCCATACTCCACGCCTTCGGACGCGTAACGCACAACAAATCCACGCGTGGCCAACGCGTCAAGCACGCGTGAAAAATCAACGTTATCGTATGGAAGTATCTGTGCTTTGATCGATCGAGGTCGCCATTTAAACCGGCCTTCTCGGTCGCAAATCGTCCACAAGCCGATGAACGCCAGCCGCACCGGAAGTCCTTCCTTTTCTTCCAGGTCGAAGAGTTCTTCATGGGTGAAAAACTCCGGCTTGATTGTTCGTATTCGTCCCATCTTTCGACCTGAAAAAACCACCGCCCAGCAGCTTGGCCGGCTTGTGGAGATTCCCACAGAACGCCGGGCGGTGGCTTGGATTGGTCAGCCGGCCAAGGCTGATTTCGTACACTATAGCAATTTGTCAACCTGTTCGCAACTAAAAAACGTCGTCGGCTTCGATCGCGTCATCGAACGGCAGCATCGGGACGTTTTTCTTCTCCTCTTGCGATCGCAGAAAATTACACCCATGCTGCCAATACGATTCTTTCAATTCAACGCCCACAAACTTGCGACCACACCTAAGTGACCCGACGCCCTCGCTACCGACGCCACCAAAAGGCGAAAACACGACGTCGCCCGGAAGCGTCCAAAGGTCAACCGCTCGCTCAATCAACCCAAGCTGTAGCGGGCAAATGTGCTTCTCATCGTTTTCCGTTGTCGCCAGCTTGAAGTTTAACACGTCGGTTTGGTTTACGTCCCACCAAACAGGCTCGGCGTATCGCCGCCAAATATCAATCGACGGATCGGCCGCGTTTTTCTTGCGTGAAAACGGCGACGGGTGACTATCGTTTGAGCTTCCCGCTTCGCCGATGTACCGTGCGAATCCCTTCGGCCTAACGATAGGCTTGTCGCTCATCAAGCCGCTTCCTTCGCTTGGCGGCTTTCGAAAGACGATCAGGTAATCCGCCATCCCTTGCCGCACCTGCGACGTATCACGCCTAACGGTCTTGTGGAGCAGTCCGTTATTGTTGGTCCGCTCCCGCTCTGTTACTGGGCATTTCCATATCGTTACCCGCGAATGAAAGACCCAGCCAGCGGCCTCAAATTCCTGAATACAAGCCCCAGGAAAGTCGATAAGCCCCGTCGTTCCATAGACGTTCGCATATCGCGGCAAGTCCTTGCAATGGACCGCACAAAGGCGGCCCGGAACCGTCAACCGATAAAGCTCTTTGATCGCGAAAGCGTAGTGCCGGAAAAACTCTTCGTCGTTTGCCGCGTTGCCCATGTCGTTTTCGGAATCACTGTAGATGTACAGCGAAGAAAACGGCGGCGAGTGAATGCAAAAGTCGATCGAGTTATCCGGCAAGTCTCGCATAAGGTCAACGCAATCGCCGTTGTAAAATGTCCAGTCCGCTCCGTGTTGTTCGTTCATGCAACCCATTTCATACACCTGCCTTTGATTTTAAGAAACTAGGAATCGTCGGAACCGCCGACGCTGATAAACCGACTCGCATCAACTCGACTTGATTGCCAAGTCCGAATTGCCTCACAACTTCCGCCATCGACGCTTGCATCAAACCATGATCGGCACCCTTTCGGGCAATGCTCTTTTCGATGTTTGCGTCCGCGTCGCTGCCGATGATATGAACCTTGACCGGTCGCGTTTGGCCAAACCTCCAAGACCTTCGAACGGCCTGATAATACTCTTCAAACGAAAACGAAAGCGACGCAAACACTTGCGTATTGCAAATTTGAAAATTCAATCCGACGCCAGCGATAGACGGCTTAGTCACCAGTACCGGAAACTGCCCTTCGGCAAAACCTAAGAGTAAATCCTGCTTTTTCTTCTCCGGCATCGACCCGCGAACCTCAACGGCTCCGTCGACATGCTTCATCAACTCCGAAGATTCGTAATCGGTGTAACACCAAACAATCGCCGGCTGCTCTGACTCACGGACGATCTCCGCAACTCGCCTAGCTCGCTCGGTGTTGGTCCGCCGCTTCTCTTCGTGAATGTTCGTTGCCGAGATCCCTTCAACGTCGAACAGGAAACCATCGGCGACGCCATCGTAAGCAACGCTCACAATGTGCCGCTCAACGGTCAGCGGTGGCAATATATAGCCGTCGTCGCTACCGCCAAGATCAGACGGACGCGACAAGCAAACCGCCCACGACGTGACCCATCGCCAAAAATCCTTT